GCACCCATACCGCTAGAAGTGTTGGCTAGGATGGCTCAAATCAGGGGCAGAGCATGAAAGTGTTGCCAATAAACAACTTTGAAGTTGAGCCTTGGTTGCTTGAAAAACACTATGCCAAGCGGATGCCGCAGATAATGTTTGCGTTTGGGCTTTACAAAGAAGACATCTTGGTTGGCGTAGTGACTTATGGGATTCCCGCCTCACCACCACTTTGCATGGGAATCTGTGGCAAAGAATATTCAGACAAAGTTTTAGAGCTAAACCGAGTCTGTTTGTTGGACAACCACAAAAACGAAGCATCATTCCTTGTTGCGAATTCAATCAAGTTATTGCCAAAACCAATGATTGTGGTTTCGTTTGCCGACACAAGCAAAGGTCATGTGGGTTACGTTTATCAAGCCACCAATTTCCTGTATACGGGTTTATCAGCAAACAGAATTGATTGGACAATTAAAGGACAAGAGCATAAACACGCCAAAACCATTGGCGATGGTTTGACCTTGGCAGAGATAAAAGAGCTTCATGGTGATGATTTTTACTATGTCGAACGATCTAGGAAGCATCGTTACATCATCTTTCACGGGTCAAAGACTGACAAAAAAGTCATGCGATCTAAGCTGAAATACGAAGTTATGCCGTATCCCAAAGGCGACTCACAGAGATATGACTCTGGAACTACTGTAAAAACCCAACAACTTTTATTTGTATGAACTACTTTGAGGCTATGAGACTGCTAGACAGAGTTAAGGAAGGCGTACCATATCCCGTACGTCTTATCAATATTGCATTGGAGTTAACTGGTGACTTGGAGTAGAAGAAGCATTCAAGGCGATAGAGTAATCCTAGAGCAAGCCGAGGCTAGAGAGCTGTATCGTAATTGGGAATCAAGCCGTAATTCTGACCTGATTAGAGCAAGACTTGAAAGGGCAGAGCGAATCTATGGAACTGGTGCTAGAGATCGAATTCGAGCTTACATGGCACAAATGAGAGATGGGACACTTTTATGAGATATGCCGCTAGGGTAGATGCCAACCAAGAGCAAATTGTGAGTGCTTTGCGATCTGCGGGTGCTTATGTTTGGATTATTGGTCTGCCTGTTGACCTATTGGTAGGGTATAAAAATCATACTTTTTTGGTAGAGATCAAAACAGACAATAAAAAGAAGTTTACCAAGCTACAAACAGACTTTTTTGAAAACTGGTCTGGAAGCACCTTGTGCAGAATTGACAACCCTGAAGCCGCATTAAGAATGATTCAAACATTAGGGTAAATCCCTATGGTATTACGCAAATAAATTGGTAATATTTAATTTTCAAACAGGAGTTAATGATGAATACATGGGAATTTGATACCACCACGGGAGCAGGTAGCGAAGTCGTAACAGTCGTTTACGAATACGAGCAAGACATTGACGACACCTTCAATGAGTCCATACGGGAAGTTTGGTTCGAGGGGCGTAACTGTATCGGTTTGCTGAGTGACGAATCTTTCAAAGAGTTGGAATGTGAAGCTGCAATGCGTTTTCAGCACCATAAACTCAACTATAAAACCGAGGATGTATGACACAAGATGAGGTTTTATCTGCATTGCACAAAGTAGTGGCAGAAAATATGAACTACACAACATGGACTGTATCAACACCGCACTTGGTTGCTTTGGTCAACTTGGCTATTGAACAGGAGCGTGAGGCGTGTGCAAAAGAGGCAGAAACAACTTTTTATGTAATCCAAGCTGTTAAAAAAATCCGAGCAAGGGGACAAGCATGAACGAACCCACCAAAGCAATCCAATTCTTGATTGACACAGCAGAACCCTACAGCAAGGCTAAAGCCAGTCGAATCTTTCTTGAGGGTTTTCTAAAGTCACGCAAGGCTCAACTCATGAGCCAAGCGGGTACAGAAGTTCTTGGTAAACAAGAAACCTTTGCTTATGCTCACAAAGATTACATTGAAATCTTAGAAGGAATCAGGGAAGCTGTGGAGAGGGAAGAGCGTTTTCGCTACCTTATGGTTGCGGCACAAGCCCGCATTGAAGTGTGGCGCACAGAGCAATACTCAGCCCGCATGGAAATGAAGGCTACTCAGTGAACAACAAGCTGAACGCAAAGGAGAGGCTACACCTTGCAAGGGTCAAGTCTTTGCCGTGTTCAGTGTGTGAAGCACCACCACCAAGCGAAGCCCACCATTACAAACAAGGGCTTCAATATACTTGCATTGCACTATGTGTAGATTGCCACCGAAATCCAGTGATGGGATGGCATGGTCAACGTAGGGCATTTGCTATCAATAAAATGGAAGAAATAGACGCACTGAATGAAACCATTCGCAGATTGTGCGAGGAAATGCCCACCAAAGGCTCTAAAAGCCCTTTCTAGCCTCTTTTGAGGGCTTGCCCATCCCAACCTACGCAAGACAAGAAAAAACCCTCCTGAGAGGGTCTGAGGGTTTAGCGTTTCCCGCCAAGTATTCGGAGTATTAAAGCGATGCAAGCATACAACATCGTTTAAACGCTCTCAAACATACTCAACGCATCCAACTTGCATTGCTCAACCTCCGAGTCGTTTAAACACTGTGCAAATTCGATTGCCAAATGTGTTGCTTTCATTGCTTTATAGTCATCTGGCGCAGTTAGGGCAAGATAAAGGGCTTGTGTGAGTGCCTGGTGTTGTGTCATTTTAATTCCTCTTCAATGGCTGCCATTGCGGTGCAAATGTCATCCCAAATTGCATCATGTTGTTCGTCACCTTCTGAAATAAGGTCTTCCCTATAAGCCTGTAAAGCGTCCCAGATAATGTTTATCTGCTCCTTAATATCGTGTATTTTTGTATTACTCATAATTGAACCTTAAGTTGTTTAAACGCTCTGCACTTGGCAAAGTCTGACAAATGAAACTCGTGCAATATTTGGTCTGGGCTTTTCTCTGACCAATAATAAAACCCTCGTTTAGCTCGTTTCTTGTGCGTGAATTGCAAATGGTCGAGATCACAGATTCGCTCGTCAAATGATCGGGCTTTGAACCCGCTTGGAGGCTTTCTCATGTTGTTACCACCAATTCTTTTACATCTTGAATAAACTCTTCAGCGTGAACAACTTTATAGTTCTCGCTTCCTGTAAATTCATCGTGCGCCACATCTTCGGCATCACTCTCATTTTCTGCTTCTACTTCCAGAAAGTAAACTTGATGCTCGATTCGTACATATTGAACTTCAAACTTTTTCATGCTGTGGCTACCTCATTCAATGCGTTTAAACACTTCTCAAGATCGTTGGCTTGGCGATTGGTTTTAATAATCTTTCCCTTGAGTTCTTCTTGATAATAAGAATGCTCGTCAAAAAACTCATACCACTCATAGAAGGCTTTTTGCGCTTTGGTCGATGTGCTCTCTAATTGCTCAAGGTCTGGTCGATAAACAACTTTTCCATTGATGTCAAAAAGAACAGTCCGAAAGCCTCTTGCACCATTTCGGCTGTCTTTTCCCACCGATTCAGTTATTACAAAAAACAAGCCAAAGCATGAAGGTTGAGCACCAGTAATGCGGCTGTTGAAATAACGCAAGGTCGAATCGTCAACATAATGAGTTCGCCCAGATAACATGGCTTGGGCATTGGCTCTGGATGTGTTTAAACACTTTGAGTAATATTGCTGTTGGTCAAACGCTTGGCAAATGGTTTGTGCGATTTGATTGTTCATGATTAACGCCTATTAAATGATGCGACATTGCACCGAATAGACCACCCAAAATGATCTACCCGTTGGAATTTCACTTTACCAAGATGTCGAAATAAGCCATCAGACCGACACAGAGGGCAAGCCCTAACCCAATGGCGGTTAAATAGTCCAAGATTGTGTTTTTCATAGTTTACCTTTTAGAAGTAAGCCCCGAAGGGCTTGGGTTGGTTACAGTCTCATTCCATCAATTTCAGCTTGAAGCAACAACTCGTCAAATGTTGCCTCTATTGCTTCCACTCTGGAATTATTGGCGGTCAAGTCATGGGGTGACAATATATTGTCATCAACCCAAATCCATTTGTCGGTAGTGTTGAACCATGTGTATGCTTGCTCAAGTGTCAATGACTTGAGAATGTTATTCATTATGTAGAGGTTATGAGGTTTCATAATTAAAGCCTTTTAGTTGGTTTCATTAAGGGAATTATTAAGGGCGGCTCTAACTTGACCAATGGTCACAACGCCCTCACGAATAAGATTCTCAAGTACATCGTCAGCCATGTGGTGACACCCGCCATTTGTCGTGGCTATTTCGTGCCAATTATTCGGCTCGGTTTCCACTGAGCTTCCGATTAACAAGGCGGCAAGGTCGCCATTAACATGACCCCATTCTTTGCAAGATATAAAAGCCATCGCTCGCCATGCGTGTTCCTCTACTGAAACTGGCTTGCCCTCAAAGAATGTACCCGCCTTGAATGTGTTCAGTTTTTGATAGCCATAAGCTCGCCTTTTGTCGTGGTCAGGGTTGTGGATATCTTTTAACAGTTTGTAAGTTTTCATAATTCACGCCTTTCAAATAATGCAACAGTGCATCCAAAGCCACTCTGTCACAGTGGCTCAAGAGAAACTGTTTAAACGCTCTCGCCAAGCCACTCGGCTCGTTGCTCTGTCAGTTGGTCAAAGATTGCTTGTCGTGTGCCTTTGTAACCCTCGGCTTTGAGGATTGCATAGGCACTTTTACCGCCTCTTTTCATGCCCAACATTTCGAGCTTGAGAGCTTGACGCAAGGTGAGGATTCGCATTTGTGCGATGTGATCTGGGTTAGTGATAACTGACATAATTTAAGCCTTTCAAAGTTGTGCAACAGTACACAGAAAAGCCCTTTCGAGCTTCCCTCTAAGCTGTTTAAACAGTGCTCATCTCGCCATGGTCAGGACAATGAGGCGCACCCATGTCATTGAGCCACTTACCCGCCACACGCACTGTATAGCCACAATCACGGCAGACACATTTCAGCATTCTGGTTGACTGTTTCTTTTGGGCATTTGAGGGGATCAAGTCAGCGTGAGGATAAATGCCAAGCCTTTCGAGAACTGGTGTCGCCCAGAGCTTGAATTTCTCGCCCGCTACTGTGGCGGTCATTTTGCCCTCTAAGCCAATGGCGGTAGCGGTGCGTTTAAACAGCTTGCCATGTCCATCGTTAGGGTGACAAGCATGAACAAGCTCATGCGCCAGAATGTCCAAAACCCTCATGCTGTCGCTGATCGTGGGAGAGATAAAAATCTCAGCGTGTTTGTCAGCAGATGCACGGGCAGACCAACATTCGCCAATTCTGCGATTCTTATTAGAAAGAGCAGATTTTGAGGGAAAGCCACACGATGAGCGAACCTCAAGGGGTAGGTCTACCCCATTTGCTTTAAAGAGCACCCTAAGCTCTGTGGTAGCCTCTGAGAGCCATTGTTCTCTGGTATTAGTCATAATCATTCAAGCCTTTTAAAAAATGTTAAGTAAAGAGAGAGAGCTAAAAATCTACCCCCTCACTATATAAGCATAATAGAATCGTGCCAACTCTCGTAAGTTGTTGATTTATAAGACCCCTCCAAAACCCTATCAGTAGAAACCCTTAGAACAAAGCTATACAATTATTTAAATATATTAAAATCGGGAAATGAAACCAACTAAAAGGCTTTAATTATGAAACCTCATAACCTCTACATAATGAATGACATCCTCAAGTCATTGACCCTTGA